CCCGCGGTGATGAGGGCGCCCCTAAGGTTGTTAAACAATAACAGTAACAATGGTTACTGTGTAATGGTACTGGCTGCCTTACGGATACGTTCGGCGATGTCGTATAAGGCTTGTTGTAACTTTTGCTTCTCGGCTTCGGTAAAGCCTCCTACGCCTCCGTTGCCATCGCGCCCGTGTAGTTTGTGGTATATCCAAGAAGATGATTTACCAAAATATTCTTTTGATACTCTTCCCCACGATACATCTGCTACTATATCGTCTAACAGGTGTAGCATTGTTTGTTCTTGTTCCATAATAATTTACTTTAAGATGAGCCAAAGGGCAAGGGTAATAAATAGCAAGAATGCTAAGATGTCTTCGGCTGAAATGCGAAAGGTAATGTTGTACTCATCTCCCTCTTTCATTTGGAAAATGTTCTTGATGTGCTTTAATAATTTCATAGTTAAAAAAATATTTTATACCTTTGCAACGTTTTTGAAAAGCAGGAGAGCTTTCGCTCCCCCACCTTTTCAAAGACTACTGCAAGAAGGTTGTTAAAACTTCTTTGAGGCTGGCTTTGATTCTTAGCAGGATTGACCAGCCTTTTTTTAGTCTTCTGAAACTTAGTTTAAATTCAAAAACCATCATTTCAAAATTTGATTAAACACTCAAGGCTAATGCCTTATCATTGACTTTCAACGACACTGCAAAGATACTACGAAAAATCGTAATAAGCAAATATTTCAACAATTTTTTTTCAATTTTTTTTCAATTTTTTTTCAATTTTTTTTCAATTTTTTGCTGTTATATACTGTGTGGTTTATACAAAAAAAAGCGTGCCCACTATTGTAGGCACGCTCTCCAACTAAAAATCCCAGTGAAGTGAGTTTTAATTATAAAACTAACTATAATATTATGTGTAAAGCGAATGATACGGCAAAAGTAGGGTGCTTTTGGATGTTGTGAAAGGACGGTTGGGAGGTAAGAGATAAGAGGTAAGAGGGGGCGTGAAGCGTTGTGTGGCAAGGGTTTGCGTGGTGTAGGTTCGATGTTGTCAGTATGTTGGTTCGAATAGTGCTGTAGGTAGGCTGTGAGAGATAAGGGGTAAGGTGTAAGGGTATAAAAAAAGATAAAAGACTAACAAACAGTCTTTTATCTTTTGTTTTTAGTAAGGGACAGTTTCCGAAGTTTTTTTTGTGCGGGTTGCATTTATACGGTGGTGATGATAAAGCTATCGTGGTAAGCGTTATCGAGGAGGTAGGCATACTTCCACCATAGGAGGTAGTCGAAGCAGTCGGAGAGGTGGGTGGCGTGCTCTTGGGGTATGGTAGTGGAGCGTTCGCTACTCTTATCCTTCTCAAAGGCATCTTCTTTCTGCTTGACGGCAGCGTTTTCCATAGAGACGATGAGGTTGGGGCAATTGTCTTCATTGACGCGGACAAAGGGTAGGGAGCGGTTGTTTTCCTCTAATATTTCGTTGATAAGGCGGAATTTGAGGATATGGCTTGGGTTATTGGTGTTGGGGGTGCGATTGAACACCTGCCAGCCTGCTGTACGCAACATATCCTCTACATCTTGTGCCAGGGTGGTTTTGCTGTTTGCCTCGCTCTTAAAGCCCGAACGGTCGTGGTATAGGTATATTTTATTACAGGTAGCGCGGTGAGGCTCGTAGTAGTCAATGATTTTCTTTATCAAATCTGACAATTTGAGGGGGTTTTTGACAAAGAAGTCTTTGAGGATATTGATAGTATTTGCCACCTTGCTTTCTTGGGCTACAATGCCGCAATTGATACGCCCACCAAAGTCGAGTGAGAGTTCGAGGGGTACACTGCTGAGCAAATCGTTGTCGTAGGTGCAGGAGGGGGTGAAACTCTGCGAGAAGTCTTGCAGGGCGGTGGTGTTGTACTGGTACTTGTAGTAATGTTTATCGGCTGACAATTTGGCATAGAAGCCGTCGGCAACCTTACCAGGGCGAATATTCATTATTTCGGCGTTGAACAGTAGGTCGGACACGCGCTGCTCGTACATTTCTTGTATCCACCCTGGTTTGAGGTTTTCTTGATTTATGTGGGCGTTAGCTTTGATAAAGAGGTGCTCGGTAGGCTTTTGTTTGGCGAGTTTCTCGCGGGCGGTGAACCATTCCCCCGTTTTAGTAAGAGCAACCGACGAGGTGAAGATAGTAGCATTTAGCAGGCTTGCTTTGTTAAACTCTATCTTCTTGGCGCGGTTAGTTGTCAGTACGTTGTTGAAGAGTCTATCGTGTTCTAACAGTGCCGCTTCGTCGCCAATAACGATGTAAGAGTTTAATCCTCGCCCACTATTAGGGTCATCGAGAGATACAAGCACCAATATAAAACCATTAGAGAAGTGCACCACGTTGCTCCACGAGTTGGGGGCTTGAAAAGGCATCTCGAAGCCGAGAGCCTTGCCGTTACGCCCTACTACATAATCTACATCTTCATAAAAGCCGAACATCTCCAAACCCTCTTTGGTAGAGGGGAAAGTACGGCTTTTTATCTGCACAAAAGTAGCCCCTACCAGTACGCCCGTAGCACGTGGCATTTGCTTTACTGCTTCCTTCACAAACCAGCCGAGTATGGTACTCTTACCCGTACCACGCCCCGCCTCTATACAGATGTGTTTTACACCTGCATAGCGGTTGGCAGATACAGCTGTCATCTGCATAGCGTTGAGGAGGATTTGTTTAACAGGTTTAATCAGAGGTTTCATCGTCGGGGTCATCGGTTATATCTTCGTAGTCGGTATCGGTAGCGGGCAAGCTGTTAAAGTCTACTACCCCTGAAGCGAGGGCAGCACGTAACATCTTGGCACTCTTACGGCTCATACGTATATGGTATTCATTAGCGGTAATCTTTTCAAAATTGATTTCTTTTTCTTCTTTATCGAAGTTAAACAGGCGAGAATAAGAATCTAACGCCTTGCGCGCTTGTTCTAAATCTCTATCTTTTAATGCCATTTGGTACAGCTGCCAATAACTATCTGCCAATATAGCCCGCTCGGCGTTGATGTCAGATTTATCGAGTTCACCAAATATTTGCATTGCCCAAGAGTAATCACGGTAGGCGGTGGCTTGGCTTACGCCCATTTCGCGAATATGTATCTGTATGGCTTGATGTTTAGAATACTTATTAGAAAGTCGCAAGCCGTGTATGTGGCGCAAACGCGTTTTCACCGCCTCTTCGGCAGGGAGTAGTTGAAAATTCTCGTCAATATACGAGGCGGATATACGCTGATAAAGGCTGTCTTTGCTAAATTTAGTAAGTTCCATTTTAAGATGTTAGAGGGTTAGAAGTAGAGTCCGCTTTTCATTTTTTCTACTTGTTGGGCAGCTACTGAGGGTACATAGCAAACCACCGCTTCTTTTTCAAGTAGTTGCTTTAGTTGGGCGAGTTCGTGGCGAGCGAGTTGTTGCAAACGTTTGGCAAGGGTATAGAGCTCGGATCCGTTGAGTATTTTGCTCTTTTGCCAAGGTAGTTCCTCCCACTGCTGTACAATAGCAGTAGCCGTGAATGAGAAGCTATGCATTTGAGCAGCTTCGCCAACGGTAAAGAAAACCACGGTACGCTGTAGTTTTTCCCATATAGCAGGATAAGCGCGCAAATCATCGGGGGTGCAAGTGCTGACTTGTGGTGCGATAATGCTTTCCCAGATCCATTGCATTAGTGGCTGTAGTTTAGTGAAAACCTCCCACGAGTTATTGAGGCTGTAATACTTCTCAAACTCATTCACGCTACTAATAACACCGCTTGCGCGTTGTAGCTTGCCTGCTGTTATAAGCAACTCTATACAATCGTTGAGAGCGCGGTCGCCCATCGCAATAGACGAAAGTCCTAAATCTCGCAAATCCCACCAAGGCGACTTTTCCATCTTGTCATCGGTGTAGTAGTTGCCACCCGTGTTGGATAAATTCACCTTGAGGAACGGGATAGCGTAAGCTACTGCATAGTTGGCTACTGCTTTTTTGAGTAGTTCGAGCGCGTTAAGCCCCCCGCCCCCCCCCGGGGGGGGGGGGGGGGGGGGGACAGACTTGGGGGGATACGGGGG